AAAATCGGAGAGTTCAAATGTCTCGTGGAGATTTACAAGAAATGGAAGTAGGCACTAAGCAATCCAAAACTGCTGTGAATGCCAATGCTAAAGCAGCAGACGCAATGTCACATCTGTCTGGTGCAACACCAGGACAAACTGGAGAATGGGAAGATCTTGGTGGACCAGATCCTTCTAACTATCGTCCAGATGACGATTCTGCAAAACTTAAGACTCCAGGTGGAACTCTTAAGCAAGTTAAAGATGTTGTTAATAAGGGTGCTTCTGCTGCTGATCCAATGAAGGGTCTTAAGAAAGAAGACGCTGATTATGATGAAGATGAAGAACTTGTAGAAGATACTGAAGACGAGGAAGCAGTTTCCGAAGCTAAGGAAGAAGAAGAAGAGGAAGAAAAGGGCAGCAAGAAAAAAGGCAAGAAAGAAGAAGAGGAAGAAGACGAAGAAGAGATGGAGGAATCTTTTGATATTGAAGAAGATGTAAATGCTCTTCTATCTGGTGAGGAACTTTCCGAAGAGTTCCAAGAGAAGGCACGTACCATCTTTGAAGCTGCTCTCCGTTCTAAGGTTGGAGAAATCAAGGAATCGCTTGAAGAGCAGTATGCAGTTGCTCTTGTTGAGGAAGTTGAAGAAATTAAATCAATCCTCGGTGAGCGTGTTGATGCTTATCTTGAGTATGTTGCTGACGAGTGGATGCAAGAAAATGCACTCGTTATCGAGAACGGTCTTAAGACAGAAATGACAGAATCATTCCTTTCAGGAATGAAGGATCTTTTTGAAGCACATTATGTAACAATCCCTGAAGATAAATATGATGTTCTTGAGAGCATGGTAGAAAAACTTGATGACATGGAAACAAAACTCAACGAGCAAATTGAGAAGAATGTTTCCCTAAACAAACGTCTCGCAGAGTCGGTTGCAGAAGGAATCTTTGAAAAAGTCGCTGAGGGCCTTGCTGCTACTCAGAAAGACAAGCTCGCTTCACTTGCCGAAAGTGTTGAGTTTGAAAGTGAAGAAGAATATCGTGAAAAAATGGAGATGCTCAGAGAATCATATTTCTCAAGCACAAAGTCTCCAAAAGCAAAATCTGAAAGTCTATCGGAGCAAGTAGACAGTTCACCTGAAAATATTTCAGGTACAATGGCTGCTTATCTGCAGACTCTTAAGGCAGTTGCTAAAAACTGAATTTAATATTAATCAAACCCAAAAACGCACTTTAGTAAAAAGGTAAAAGCAAATGTTCCATTCCGAACAATTGCAGGAAAAGTGGGCACCTCTCCTCAACTATGAGGGTCTTGATCCAATCAAAGATTCGCACAGAAGAGCTGTAACCGCTGTCCTGCTAGAAAACCAAGAAAAATTCCTCCGTGAGGAATCAGCATTTAATTCAGGTATCAACCTGATGGAAGCACCAACCAACTCTGCCGGTACTGGTGGTTTTGGTGGTGGCGCAACCGCTGCTGGTCCTACTGCTGGTTTCGATCCCGTTCTAATCTCCTTGATCAGACGTTCAATGCCTAACCTGATCGCATATGATCTGGCTGGTGTTCAACCAATGAGTGGTCCTACTGGACTTATCTTTGCAATGCGTTCACGTTATCAGAATCAGTCTGGTGCAGAAACCTTCTATAACGAAGTAGATTCAGCATTCTCAGGAAACGATGCTGGTTTCGATGAAACCGCAGGTTATTCTGATGGTCCTGTTGGTTTTGGTACTACTGCTCAGTCAGGCACCAATCCTTCAGTTCTAAACCCAGTTGGTACTGCTACAACCAACCCCTCACCATATAATGTTGGTCAGGGAATGGCAACGGGTGATGCAGAGAACCTTGATGGCACTAGTGGAGATGCTTTCAACCAGATGGCATTCTCAATTGAGAAAGTCACTGTTACTGCAAAGTCAAGAGCACTCAAGGCTGAGTATTCACTCGAACTCGCACAAGACCTCAAGGCAATCCACGGTCTGAATGCTGAAGCGGAATTGGCAAACATTCTCTCAACAGAGATTCTTGCTGAAATCAACCGCGAAGTTATTCGTACCATCTATAAGGTTGCTGAGCAAGGTGCTGTTCAGAACGTTGCAACTCCTGGAATCTTCGACCTCGATATCGATTCAAACGGACGTTGGAGTGTTGAGAAGTTCAAGGGTCTGCTGTTCCAAATCGAAAGAGATGCGAACGCAATTGCTCAGAGAACTCGTCGTGGGAAGGGCAACATCATCCTTTGCTCTGCTGACGTTGCTTCAGCATTGACAATGGCTGGTGTTCTCGATTACACCCCCGCACTCAACGCAAACCTTTCAGTTGATGATACTGGCAATACTTTTGCTGGTACTCTGATGGGCAAATTCCGTGTCTACATCGACCCATATGCTGCTAACCTGACTTCTGCTAACGCAACTCCAGGTAACCAGTACTATGTCGTTGGTTACAAAGGTGTTAGCCCATACGATGCAGGTCTCTTCTATTGCCCATACGTTCCTCTCCAAATGGTTCGTGCCGTTGGTGAGAACTCCTTCCAACCAAAAATTGGCTTTAAGACCCGTTATGGTCTTGTTGCTAATCCATTTGCAGAAGGAACCACTCAGGGTCTTGGAAGACTTCTTCTTAATGCTAACCGCTACTATCGTAGAGTTGCTGTTAAGAACTTAATGTGATTCATTTTGAATCAAACTGTGAAGGGGACCCTAAAAGGGTCCCCTTTTTTATCTAAATATTTAAAAAAATGGCAAGAGATTCTCAGATAGAAAATAGAAATTTTTTATCCCCAACAGGATTTAAATTTACATTGACAAGATTTCCAAAAGTATCATTTTTTTGCAACGAAGCAAATATTCCAGATATTACTTTAGGCATTGCAAATCAACCATCATATTTAAAGGATATTGATATTCCTGGAGATAAAATTGTTTTTGGAGATTTCAATATAAAATTTTTGGTTGATGAAGATTTGGAAAATTATAATACGATTCAAAATTGGATTCGTGGACTTGGATATCCAGAAAAATTAAGTCAGTTTTCAGATTTGAATAATTCTGATGCATATGGTGGAGCAAATTATGTACAAAAAGGTTTAAACATTTATTCTGATGCGACCCTACAAATTTTAAAAAGTAGTCAAATTGCAAATTTTCAAATTAAATTTAATGATTTATTTCCATATAGTTTGAGCACTCTTACATTTGATGCAACTCAAACAGATATTCAATACTTTACAGCAGACGTAGGTTTCAAGTATACTATCTACAATATACTTGATTTGAGTGGAAATCCACTATGAGCATTGATCTTGATAAAATTCAAGAAATGTGGGAAAAAGATTCAAAAATAGATCCGGATAATTTACATACTGAATCTTTGAATATCCCAGTTCTTCACGCAAAATATTTTGATTTGTATAATACAATTTTTCTTTTAAGAAAAAAAGCAGAACAACAAAAAAGAAATATTCGACACGAAAGATATGAATATTACTCCGGAAAATCTGATCCAGAAATTTATGTAGAAAATCCCTTTCCCAAAAAGATTCGGGATAAAGATACTATGCAAAAGTATCTTGATGCAGATGAAAAACTTTCATCCGTGTGTTTAAAAATAGATTATTACGATACAATGCTTACTTACATTGAAAGCATTCTCAAAATGATACAAAACAGAACATATCAAATTAAAAATTCAATTGAGTTTATGAGATTTAATGCTGGACTGGGGTAAATAAATATTCATAGATGAATGAAGATGTGTGAGTGATAGAACAGCAAATCTTGTAATATCAAAATCAAACGAAGTATTTCTTAAAATTAAGACAGAACCTCATATCGAATATGAGTTAAGAGATCATTTTAAGTTTGATGTTCCAAATGCAAAATTTATGCCACAGTATCGTGGTAGAAATTGGAATGGAGAAATTCATTTATATGATATGAGATCCAAGCAAATCTATGTTGGATTGTTGGATAAAATTGTTTCTTTTTGTAAGCAATATAATTACACTTACGAATTTGAAGAGAATAAATTCTACGGACAACCTTTTGAGATTAATGAAGAAATATCTTTAGAGGGTGTTAAAGGTTATATGCAATCTATTTGCGTTCATACACCTCGTTCGTATCAAGTAGAGGGAGTATACGATGCTCTAAGACATAATCGAAAGCTATTAATAAGTCCCACTGCATCAGGCAAATCTCTGATGATTTATTCGTTAGTGAGATACTACGTAGATAGGAACGAAAAAATACTTTTAGTTGTTCCCACGACAAGTTTGGTAGAACAAATGTATAAGGACTTTCAGGATTATGGTTGGGATGCTGAGTCATATTGTCACCGCATTTATTCTGGGAGAGAGAAAACAAATGAATATCCAGTTACCATTACAACCTGGCAATCTGTATATAAACTGGAACGTTCATTTTTTGAAGAGTATGGTGTCATTATAGGTGATGAAGCTCATTTATTCAAGAGCAAATCACTTATTGAAATTATGACTAAACTTCATCACGCAAAATATCGTTTTGGTTTTACTGGAACTTTAGATGGAACACAAACTCATAAATGGGTACTTGAGGGATTATTTGGTCCATCATACAAAGTTACAAAAACTGATGAGTTAATGAGGCAAGGGCATTTATCACAACTTGATATTCGTTGTCTTGTACTTAAACACCCACCACAAAAATTTGAAACTTATGAGGATGAAATTCAATATTTAATATCTCACGAAAAAAGAAACAAATTCATTCAAAATCTTGCTTTAGATCTAAAAGGAAATACTTTGATTCTTTTTTCCAGAGTAGAAGCACACGGAGCAATACTCTATGAAAATATAAATAAAAATAAGCGAGATGACCGTAAAGTATTTTTTGTACACGGTGGTGTTGATGCTGAAGAAAGAGAATTAGTTAGGGAGATTACTGAAAGAGAGAATAATGCAATCATTGTTGCTTCTTATGGAACTTTTTCTACTGGTATCAACATTAAAAACCTCCATAATGTTATCTTTGCCTCTCCAAGTAAATCAAGAGTCCGTAATCTTCAAAGTATTGGACGAGTTCTTAGAAAAGGAAAAGACAAAGTAAAAGCAACTTTATATGATATTGCTGATGATTGTTCATATAAGTCAAGAAAAAATTATACTTTAAATCATCTCATTGAAAGAATCAAAATCTATAATGAAGAAAATTTCAATTATGAGATAATCACAATTCAATTAAAGCAATGATAGAAGAAGATTTTTATGCGACAGTTAAATTAAAAACCGGAGAGGAAATCTTCGCAAAAGTAGCAGCTTCTGCAGAAGAAGATAGAACTATGCTAATTGTTTCAAATCCTGTAATTATATCCGAAATTAAAAGTAGTAAATTGGGAGTAGTTGGATATAAATTGGAACCTTGGTTAAAAACAACAAGTGAAGATTTATTTATTATAAAATTGGAAGATGTGCTTACAATGACTGAATCCTCTGATATTGAAATGATAGTGGTTTATCAAAACTATCTTAGACAATCAAAGAAAGAAGGAAATAATTCAAAAATTAATCGTAGAATGGGATATTTGGCAAATGTTAATGATGCTAAAGAAATATTAGAAAAGATCTTTAAGGGTAGCTAATACAATCCTTTTAACCCTGACAAAGGTTATTGTACACACTTTCAAACACCTTGTCAAGCACATATGAAAGTGTTATAATATCTACATAATAATGATAAGAATTTATGATAACCACAGCAATTATGACCAAGAGAAAAAGGTCAGAGCATTACGTCAATAACAAAGAGTTTCTTGCTGCTCTAATTAAGTATCGTGAGGATGTTGAGATTGCTCGTCTTCAAGATAAACCCAAGCCAGTTATTCCTCGTTATGTTGGAGAATGCTTTCTTAAGATTGCAAATCATCTCTCCTTCAAACCTAACTTCGTAAACTATATGTTTAAGGAAGATATGATTTCTGATGGGATTGAGAATTGTGTGCAGTACATTCATAATTTCAATCCAGAGAAGTCCCAGAACCCTTTTGCATACTTCACTCAAATTATTCACTATGCATTTCTCCGTCGTATTCAGAGAGAGAAGCGTCAACTAGAAATCAAAAATAAAATTCTTGAAAGGTCTGGGTTCTCGGAAGTATTTGAGGACAATAGCCTTGACGGATCCAACTACAGCGACTACAACTCTATAAAAGATAACGTCCATTCTAAGTTGCGTTATTAATAAAATAGTTTTATAATATAAATAACAGTATGATTATCGTGTGATTAATGTCCAAAACTAATGCACAAAAAGAAGCAAAAGAAAATGGTCTAACCCATTATATTTCTCAACGTCCATGTAAAAGATGTGGTGGACATCAAAGATATGCTGTTAGTGGTTGTTGTTCTAATTTAGAATGTAGAAGAACATATGAAAAGGAATGGACAAAAAATAATCCAGAAAAAAGACATTTATATAATAAGAAAAGGAGATTGAAAGCAAATTTTAATTTGTCTTGTGAAGAATATGATAAAATGTATGAGCAACAAAATAGGGGATGTGCTATTTGTGGTGCAGAAAAAAGTGAGATGGGAAGAATATTGGCGGTAGACCATAATCATTCTACAGGAAAGATAAGAGGATTATTGTGCAATAAATGTAATCAAGGTTTAGGATTTTTTAATGACAGTGTTGACTTGTTGCAATCTGCTGTGGTATACTTGAATTCAAATATATAAAACCATGCAAATTGCAATTATTACAGACACTCATTACGGTGCTCGTAAAAATTCTAAACTTTTTCATGATTATTTTAAAAAGTTTTATGATAATGTTTTTTTTCCGACAATAGATGAAAAAGGAATTAAAACAATTGTTCATATGGGAGACGCTTTTGATAGTCGTAAAGGTATTGATTTTTCTGCCCTATCTTGGGCTAAAGATAATATTTTTGATCCCATAAAGCAAAGAGGTATCAATTTACATTTAATTGTTGGTAACCATGATAGTTACTATAAGAATACTAACGAAGTAAATGCTGTGGATTTGTTGCTTCGTGAGTATGATAATGTAACTGTATATTCTGAACCAATAGAAGTTAAACTTGATAAATTGAATGTTCTTTTTATACCTTGGATTAACCAAGAAAATGAAGAGAATACTCTCAAGATGATTCAAAAGTCATCATCCAAATGTGCGATGGGACACCTTGAACTTCAAGGATTTAGAGTCAATAAACAACTTGTGATGGAACACGGGTTGGAAAGTAAAGTTTTTGATAAATTTAAACTTGTTTTCTCAGGACATTATCATACTCGTTCTGATAATGGAACAGTTTTTTATCTAGGAAATCCATATGAAATGTTCTGGAATGATGTAAATGATGAACGGGGATTTCATATTTTTGATACAGAAACTTTAGAAAAAACTGCAATCAATAATCCTTATCGTTTGTTCTATAACATTTATTATGAGGACACTGATTATCAAACTTTTGATACAAGAGAATATGAGAACAAAATTGTAAGAATTATTGTTCGTAAGAAAACAGATCTTAAAAAGTTTGAAAAATTTATTGATAAATTATATGCTTCCAGTATTGCAGAACTCAAAATTATTGAAAACTTTGCAGTTCCAGAACTTGAAGATTTTGAGGCATTTGAATCTGAAGATACTTTATCAATTTTGAATAGGTATATTGAAGAAGCAGAAATTAATCTTGATAAATCAATCGTTCAAAAAATGATTCAAGAAATTTATCAAGAAGCTTGTGAGTTAGTCTAATGTTTATTCTAACAATTAATGGTAGAGAGAAAGAAGGTGCCTATTCGGTAACTGACGATGATGGGGAGCAAATCATCTATCTATTTGAGGAAGAGGATGATGCTATAAGATATGCTATGATGTTAGAGGAAGATGGATATCCTGAAATGCACGTGATTGAAATCGAAGATGAAGTTATGATAAAGACTTGTGAAATGCACGATTACAAATACACTGTAATTACTGCAAATGATATTGTAATTCCTCCTGAAACTGATTATGATCTTATTTAAAACGATACGGTGGAAGAATTTTCTTTCAACTGGCAATCAATACACTGAAATTGATTTTACTCAAAATTCTACCAATTTAATTATTGGTACTAATGGTGCTGGAAAAAGCACAGTTCTTGATGCTCTTACTTTTTCTTTGTTTGGAAAACCTTTTCGTAAAATTAATAAACCTCAACTTGTTAATACAGTAAATGAAAAAGATTGTAAAGTTGAAGTTGAGTTTTCAATAGGTAATGTTGATTGGAAAGTTGTAAGAGGAATTAAACCTACCATTTTTGAAATTTGGAGAAATGGTGCTGCTCTGGATCAGTCTTCTGCTGCACTGGATCAACAAAAATGGTTGGAGCAAAACGTTCTTAAAATGAACTATAAGTCTTTCACTCAAATTGTAATTTTGGGTAGTAGTACTTTTGTTCCTTTTATGCAGCTTCCAGCTGCTCATCGTCGTGAAGTGATTGAAGATTTGCTTGACATCAAAATCTTTTCTTCTATGAATGTTTTGATTAAAGAAAAGATTCGTTTGCTTAGAGACGACATTAAAGTTTTGGAACTTAAAAAAGAATCTTTTCTTGATAAAGTTCAAATGCAACAAAACTTTATTGAAGAACTTGAAAACCGTGGAAATGCCAATATTAATGCCAATAAAGAAAAAATTGCCAATTTAGATTCTGAGATTGGTAATTATATGGAAGAAAACTCTTCTTTAGAAGAACCTCTCCGTGAACATATTCGTGAGCAAGATAAGATTACTGGATATGCAGAGAAACTTCGTAAGTTGGTAAATCTTAAAGGTAAGATATCACAGAAAGTTTCTACGATTAGTGAAGAGCATAAGTTTTTTACAGAAAATACGGTGTGCCCTACTTGCACACAGGAAATTGATGATGGGTTCAGAATAAATAAGATTGAAGACGCTCAAAATAAAGCAAAAGAGTTGCAATCTGGTTATCAAGAACTGGAGGATGCAATTAAAGAGGAGGAAAGGCGAGAGCGTCAATTCACTTCTTTGTCAAAGGAAATTAAAAAACTTACAGATGGGATTTCTCAAAACAACATTAAAATTTCTGGGTGCAGAAGACAAATCAAAGATCTTGAATTTGAAATTCAAAGAATTGCCGAAAACTTGGAAAATAGAAATACTGAGCATGAGAAGTTAGAATCCTTTAAAGATAATTTAAAAATCACTTATGATGATCTTGCTTCTAAAAAAGATCAAATTAACTATTACGATTTTACTTATAGTTTGTTGAAAGACAGTGGAGTAAAGTCTAAGATCATCAAGAAGTATCTTCCTTTGATTAACCAACAAGTCAATCGTTATCTTCAAATGATGGACTTTTATATCAACTTTACTCTTGATGAAGAGTTTAATGAAACAGTGCAGTCACCAATTCACGAAGATTTCTCTTATGCTTCCTTTAGTGAAGGTGAAAAAATGAGAATTGATTTATCACTTCTTTTTACTTGGAGAGAAGTTGCAAGAATGAAGAATTCTGTAAATACGAATCTCCTAATTATGGATGAGGTGTTTGATAGTTCACTTGACGGATTTGGAACGGAAGAGTTTCTTAAAATTATTCGTTATGTAATTAAAGATGCTAATATTTTTGTCATTTCTCATAAAACGGGATTAGAGGACAAATTTGAAAGTGTTATAAAGTTTGAAAAAGTCAAAGGTTTTAGTAGGATGGTTGTATAAGTGGCACAAGAAAAAGACTGGGTAGATAAATTTGTTGATAGGATAGGAGAATGGTTGGATTCACTCACAGAAAAAGATGAACACTCCAAACTGGCAACACAACTCTGGGAAACCCCAGAAAAGAAAACTGAAACCACAAGCACTGAGGCAAGCTAAAGCAAGACTTGCCCAGTTCAAAAAGCGTCATATGGGTCGTCCAAAAGGCGACCTTTCGTCGTATTATAGGTTCATACGAAAAGAAACTAATGCCTGTCCGCCACGAAATCAAATCTCAACTTGCCAAACTGCTTGCCACTGAAGATTTGGTGGTTGAGCACAAGAAAGTTTCTACTGCTTGTTTTAATGTTCATACTCGTGTGCTGACCTTGCCTCTCTGGGAAAAGGCAAGTAACACTGTATATGACTTGCTTGTTGGGCATGAAGTTGGTCACGCATTGTTTACTCCAGATGAGGACTGGACTGAAACAGTAAAAATTCCTCCTCAGTTTGTGAATGTAGTGGAAGATGCCCGTATTGAGAAACTAATGAAACGTAAATATATGGGACTTGCAAAAACTTTTTTTAATGGGTATAAAGAACTAAATGGTGAAGATTTTTTCCAATTAGAAGATCAAGATATTTCTAAGTTTAATCTTGCTGACCGAGCAAATCTTTATTTTAAGATTGGTAATTTTGTAAAGTTAGATTTTAATACCAAAGAAAAAGAAATCATTAATCTGATTTCTTCTGCAGAATCCTTTGCTGAAGTTTTGATTGCTGCAGAAGAACTTTATAATTTCTGTAAAAAAGAAAAGGAGCAACAACAAAAAGTTGCCGATTTTGATTCCCATGAACTGCAAGGAGATTCTCAGTCTTCTTCAAGTGAAGTTGTGGAGACCGATAACTCCTCTTCTGAAGAGGATGGTGGGAGTAATAACTCACAACCAAATCCTGATGAATCTTACGGTGGGACTGCTCAAGGTGATGAAATTAAAAATACTTCTGATATTGTTGAGGAAGAACCTGAAGTTCGTACTGCAGATTCTCTGGAGGATAAAATTCGTGATTTGGTAAATTACGATGGTTATGAAAATGTTTATGTTGAGATTCCTCAAGTAAATCTTGATACTGTGATCGGCAAAAATGCAGATGTTCATAAGGACATTGATGCGTCCTTTGATCATCAACAAAAAAAGCACAATGAGATGTGCGATGACCGTAAGTGGGATCGTGTGAATCTTTTTCAACATACTGATGAAGATTATAAAAAGTTTAAACTTTCCTCACAAAAAGAAGTTAATTATTTGGTGAAAGAATTTGAATGCCGCAAGGCAGCAGATTCTTATGCTCGTGCGACCATTGCTCGTACAGGTGTTCTTGATACTGCTCGCCTTCATTCTTACAAATATACGGAAGATTTGTTCAAGAAAGTTTCTGTGATTCCTGATGGTAAAAATCACGGATTGATTTTTATTTTGGATTGGAGCGGTTCTATGGCAAGTGTCATTCAAGACACCTGCAAACAACTTTTTAATCTTGTTTGGTTTTGTAAAAAAGTTGCGATTCCTTTTGAAGTTTATGCTTTTACAAATGAATGGCGTCGTGGTGAATATGATTACGAAACTCAAACTTATAGTCCAGCTGATCGAACTTCTCATTATGAAGCAAAGGAAGGATTGATTCATGTTGAAGAATCATTTGCTTTGATGAATCTTCTTACCAGTAAAGTTTCTGGTAAAGAGTTGGAACATCAAATGCTTAATGTTTGGCGTCTTGCTGTTTGTTTCGGAGATTCTTATCGTGCTCAATACACATATTCAAATCGTTTGGCTCTTTCTGGAACTCCTTTGAATGAAGCATTGATGACTCTTCATCAAATTCTTCCCAAGTTTCAAAAAGAAAATAAACTTCAAAAAGTTCAATGCATTGTGCTGACTGATGGTGAGGCAAATTATCCTCCATATCATGTAGAAATCAAACGTGGATATGATTCTGATTCTTATATTGGCACTCGTGGTATTAATCCAGATAAAACTTTTCTTCGGGATCGTAAACTTGGCATCACCTATAAGTTTGATTATGGGTATCATCAATTTACTGAGGTTCTTCTTCGTAACCTGAAAGATAAGTTTTCTTCAGTAAACTTTATTGGTATTCGTGTTCTTGAAGGACGTAATGCAAATCGTTTCATTAGCCTTTATCACAATCAAAGTGATAAGCAATATGAAGTGATTCAAAATGATTGGAAGAAACTGAAAAGTTTTATCATCACCAACTCTGGATATGATGCTTATTTTGGACTTTCTTCTTCTGCACTTTCTCAAGATGCAGAGTTTGATGTTGCTGATGATGCCACTAAATCTCAAATCAAATCTGCGTTTGTTAAATCTCTAAAAACTAAAAAATTGAATAAAAAGGTTCTTGGGGAGTTTATTTCTCTTGTTGTCTAAATACCTAAAAAGTATCTGCTCATATGAAAACTTTTAAGGAATTTATGGTAGAGTGTCATTCTATTCAAGAAACTTCTCTTACTCGTGTGATGAGAAAATCTCAAAAAGGTGGAATGGCAATTATGTCTGCTCAAAGAGGAGATAAATCAAAAGCAGAAAATAAAGCACGTTCAAAACAACTTGAAAAAGATGTAAGAGGTGCTGGACTTCCTGGGACTACTAAAGTTTCCGGTAGATATACTGAAAATCCTGGAACTTCCCAAGAGAAAAAGGTAGGAGAGAAATCTCATATTATTACTCCCGGTAAAAAAGGTAAGAGGAAGTTTAAAAAGGCAATTGAAAAACTTGGTAGAAAGTACAATCAGGATTCAGTTTTGATTCAACGCAAACCTGGTGGAAGTTCTACTCTCAAAGGGACTTCTAAAACATCTTGGCCCGGACAGGGAAAGAATGTTAAAATAGGTAGTATGAAACCAGGTAGAACTGGTGAGTTTGATACTAAAGTCAAAAACAAAACATTTACAGTCGAACCTTAAAATGAAATCCAAATTCCCACTTGAACACGTTGTTAAAGTTGATACTAAAGAAGTTTGGGTGCTGTGCCAAAGTTCAATTACTGCTATGGGCGTTCCTGCTATGGTTGAAAGATATTATCCTGGATATAAAGGACATATTGGCAGCACTGAGTATCTTGAGAAACTCAGGAACCAATTGGCAAACTGACCACGGGGGGTCTTGGTGACCCCTTTTTTGTTTTATAATGACTTCAGTTGAAACAAACAACCTGATTATGCCTCGCACTCAAATGACCGACGATCAAATCCTTAACGATCTTAAAAACACCTTTGGTACTGAGTTTATTGCTGCCGATGTTCGTGGGTATTGTGCTTCTAAAAATGTTTCGTATCAAACTGTAACGAAGCGTCTTGAACCATTTAAAGTTGGTCGTGGAAAGTGGAATCTTGAAGTCACTCAACAAAAAGTTGAAGAAATCGAACGTACTTTTCAAGCTCCTGCTGTGATTCCTCCTGTAGAACAAACACTCATTCCTGAAAAAGATGATACCTTTGTCAAGTTTGGTAACTTTAATGATATTAAAAAGATTATTCAGTCCCGTCTTTTTTATCCTACGTTTATCACGGGTCTTTCGGGTAATGGTAAAACGTTCAGTGTTGAGCAAGCTTGTGCTCAGTTGGGTCGTGAACTGATTCGTGTCAACATTACTATTGAGACTGACGAGGATGATCTAATCGGCGGTTTTCGTCTTGTGAATGGTGAAACTGCTTGGCATAACGGTCCAGTTATTGAATCCCTTGAGCGTGGTGCAATTTTGCTGTTGGATGAAATTGACCTTGCTTCTAACAAGATTCTGTGTCTGCAATCTGTTTTGGAAGGTAAAGGTGTCTTCCTAAAGAAGATCGGTCGTTTTGTAAAACCTGCTGCTGGTTTTAACGTTATTGCTACTGCAAACACCAAAGGTAAGGGTTCGGACGACGGTCGTTTTATTGGCACCAATGTGCTCAACGAAGCATTCCTTGAAAGGTTTCCCGTAACCTTTGAACAATCCTATCCTGCTCCTTCTGTTGAACAAAAAATTCTTGAAGGTATTGCTCTGGATCTTGGTGTGGAAGACCGTGACTTCTGCAAGCGGTTGGTTGATTGGGCAGATATCATCCGCAAAACCTTCTACGATGGTGGTATTGAGGAAATCATCAGCACCCGTCGTCTGGTCCATATCATCCGTGCATACAGCATCTTTCAAGATAAGGCAAAGGCAATCCAAGTGTGTGTGAACCGTTTTGATGAAGAAACCAAGCAAGCATTTCTTGAACTCTATGATAAAGTAGATGCTGACTTCCAAATGCCCACAGATTCCACAGAAGCAAAAGTTGCAGAAGCATTTGCATCTGACGAAGTATTCTGATAGAATATACTGAGGTAAACGTGCCTCCTCTTTTTGTTTTTTACTATGAAATCTATGTCCGAAAATTTTGAAAGCACTTATGAAAGTACAATTCCCAATCAAGACTTTTGGGAAAATGATGGTATTAGTTTGACTGGAAATCCTTATTATCCGTCAGACAGTATTGTTTTTACAGGTTCTCATCTTCCTGGTGGTCTTGGGGAAGATCATATTTCATTTAATACTTCTCCTACCTTTAGTGTTAAGATATCAGATAATAACTTTTGGAAATTTGGTGAAAATAAAACACTAAAGGCAGTCGAAGACTATATTAAGAGTACTTATAATTCTCATTACGCATCGGAGAATTCAAAAGTTCAAGTTCTTGATATTATTGATGCAATTGGTGATGGTGTTCCTTTTTGTCGAGATAATCTCATCAAATATTCTTCTCGTTTTGGTAAAAAAGATGGAATGTCTAAACTTGATGCATTGAAGATTATTCATTACGGCATTCTTCTTTATAACTTTGCTGGATTTAATAATGAAACTGCGAAATCAAACTATGAAACTTTCTGATAAGACTCTCTCTGTTCTAAAAAACTTTTCTTCAATCAATCAATCCATTCTTTTTAAGCAGGGAAATAAACTTCGCACAATCAGTGTGATGAAGAATATTCTTGCAGAGGCAACCATTTCAGAAGAGTTTTCTACTGATTTTGGTATCTATGATTTGAATCAGTTTCTCAATGGGTTGAATTTACATAAAACTCCAGAACTAGATTTTAGTAATGCTGGATATGTGGTTATCAAAGAAGGAAAGTCTCGTTCTAAGTACTTCTTTGCTGATCCCAATGTAATCATTACCCCTCCAGATAAAGCAATTAATCTTCCTAGTGAAGATGTTTGTTTTGAGTTAAGCACTGAGCAACTTGACAAACTTTTGAAAGCTGCTGCAGTCTATCAACTTCCAGATATTTCTGCTGTTGGTGAAGCAGGTGTTGTGAAACTGGTTGTTCGTGACAAAAAGAATGACACTTCAAATGATTTTTCAATTGTCGTTGGTGAAACAAATTCTGAGTTTGTTTTCAACTTCAAAGTAGAGAATATTAAGATTCTTCCTGGAACTTATGAAGTAGTTGTGTCACAAAAACTTTTATCACGATTTACTTCTAAGAACCACGATCTCTGCTATTATATTGCTCTGGAACCTGATTCTACATTTGGATGAATATTTTTGTTACAAACCAATTTCCTGCTGAAAGTGCTATTTGTCTTCCCGACAAACACATAGTTAAAATGCCACTTGAGTGTTGCCAGATGTTATCCATCGTGGCATCCAAGTGGTATCACAATTATGGTCCAGTTCATAAAGCAGATGGCAATCCCTACGCAACTGAAAAAGGTGCTTTTCGTAATCACCCTTGTACTCAGTGGGCAGCAAAAACAATTGATAATGCTTATTGGTTAATCAAATGGGGAATGAATCTCTGTGACGAATATTCTATTCGTTATGGTAAGACTCATTCGTGCTACAATACTCTTTTGGAAGCATATTATTTGTTTCCCAAAGGAAAACTGACAAATGTAACTCCATTTGCTCGTGCTATGCCCGATGAATGGAAATATGATAATACTATTGATACATTTGAGGCATACAAAAGATATATTGCATCTAAATCCTGGGTTGCATCCAATTATCTTCGTATGCCCGAACGCAAACCATCTTGGGTCTAAATTATGGCAAGTGATTTTCTTTTTGTGGAAAAATATCGTCCTCAAGTGATTGATGACTGCATTCTTCCTGATGAAACTAAAAAAACATTTAAGGAGTTCGTTGAGAAAGGAGAGATTCCAAATCTTCTTCTTGCTGGACCTCCTGGCATTGGTAAAACAACCATTGCAAAGGCATTATGTAATGAGTTAGGAGCAGATTTTTATGTCATTAATGGATCCGACGAAGGACGTTTCTTGGATACTGTACGGAACCAGGCAAAAAACTTTGCTTCGACCGTTTCACTTACGGGATCTTCTAAACACAAAGTCATCATCATCGATGAGGCTGATAACACAGGAAACGACGTTCAACTCCTTCTACGGGCAAATATTGAGGCATTTTATAACAACTGCCGATTCATCTTCACCTGTAACTACAAAAACAAAATCATTGAACCCCTTCATTCTCGATGTGCAGTCATTGACTTTACTATCAAAGGAAAGCAAAAAGCACAACTTGCAGGATCATTTTTCAAGAGACTCCAAACGATTTTGGATCAGGAAAAGATTGAGTATGATCCAAAAGTTCTTGCGGAGTTGGTATCGAAACACTTCCCAGACTTCCGTAGAGTCCTCAATGAGTGTCAAAGATATTCTGCGGGAGGAAAAATTGACTCGGGAATTCTTGCATCTTTCTCAGACATCTCTGTAAATGAACTTCTTAAGAATCTTAAGGAAAAGAACTTCACTGAAGTACGTAAATGGGTTGTATCCAATCTTGATAATGACAGTGGTGTTATTCTTCGTAGGGTTTATGATGCACTTTACGACTCAGTTGTTCCAGGTTCTATTCCTGCTGCTGTTCTTATTATTGCTAAGTATCAATATCAGATTGCCTTTGTTGCGGATCAAGAAATTAATCTTTTGGCGGCATTGACTGAAATTATGTGTGAGGTTGAGTTTAAATGAGTATAAAAACTTTCCCGTTGAAAACTTGTCTTCGTTATCCTGGGGGCAAATCCAAAGCAACTAAAACCCTTGCTCCCTGGTATCCTGAAGATTTTAAGGAATATCGAGAACCTTTCATTGGAGGTGGATCCGTTGCCTTCTATACAACTCAAGCATATCCAGATGTACCAATTTGGATTAATGATTTGTATATTCCTCTTTATAATTTTTGGGTTCAACTTCGTGATAATGGTGAAGAACTTTCAGAGATTTTGAAAGAAATTAAAACTAAAGTTTCTGACTTTGGAACTCAGGATGAAAAAGATGCGGCACATAAAGAACTCTTCAATCAAACTAAAGTTGACATCAATGTCCAAGATGGTTTAGATAGGGCAGCAAGTTTTTTTATCTTAAACAAATGTAGTTTTTCTGGACTGACTGAAAACAGTACGTTTTCTCCAACTGCATCTCGTTCTAACTTTTCTTTTATTGGTATTGAGAAACTAAAACAATATTCAAAACTTATGAAAGATTGGAAGATTACAAATATTGATTATTCTGAGGTTATGAATGCTTCTGGAAAAGATGTTTTTGTGTTTTTAGATCCACCTTATGACATTAAAGATTTTCTCTATGGAAAAAATAGGGAGATGCACAAATCATTCGATCACGAACTTTTTGCTCAAAATGTTTATAAGTGTCCTCATAAGTTTATGATTACTTATAATGTAAATGATAGACTTTTGGAACTATATAAAGACTATCATCTACGTGAATGGAAGTTGAGATATTCAATGGCACACAGGGGAGAAAGGGGAACTGATGAAAATGTAAAAACAGAACTTTTAGTTACGAATTATCCCACAGAAAAAACTAATCCTTTGGAGATTGCTCTTTATGTCTGAACTCAAGGATTGGTTAAATTCAATTAACTTTACAAAAGAAGATCTCTCAGAAAATATTAAAGATTATTCTCCATATATTATCAATCGTTGTTTGTCTGGTCATATTGATTGCCTAATGTATGCAAATGAGATGAATATTGCGCATTATCTTGATAAAGATATGCAATATTCATTTTATCTAAATAGTCTAAGGAAAAAGAAGAGATTTTCTCCCTGGCTCCGAAAGGATAAAGTCACAGACTTAGAATGTATAAAACAATACTATGGATATAGTAATGAAAAAGCATCACAAGCTCTGAAAATCCTGACAAAAGAACAAATCAACTTTATTAAACAACGACTTGACATTGGAGGATCAAAATGACTACTACGGTAGAACCTACTGTTAATTGGTCTCAAGACCAAATGGTGGAGGTAATTCTTAATGAACCTGATGACTTTCTGAAAGTCCGTGAGACTTTAACCCGCATCGGAGTTGCATCAAGAAAGGAGAAAAAACTTTATCAATCTTGTCATATTCTTCACAAGCAAGGTAGATATTATATTGTCCACTTTAAAGAATTGTTTGCTTTAGATGGTAAACACGCAAACCTTACTGTAAATGATGTTCAAAGACGTAATCGTATTGTTCGTCTTCTTGCTGATTGGGGATTGATTACTGTTGTTAAAGAAGATAGTGTTACTGATATTGCCCCTCTAAATCAAATCAAAGTTCTTGCTTATAAAGATAAGGGAGATTGGATTTTGGAGCAAAAGTATAATATCGGCAAGAAAGGTAAAGGGCAAGAAACCGAATAAAAAAGTGCGGGAAATAACATCCCGATTTTTTTATGATCTTGTATAATTAATAGTGGATGCCGTAAGGGTCCACACAACACAAACTCGCTTTTAAAGGAGCTACCATAATGACTAACCTTGTCCCATCACGATTTACTGCGTCGGATCTTCCTGCCCTGATGGATAGGATCACACGCAACAGCATTGGAATGGATGAATATTTTGATCGTATTTTTAGTCTTCACGAAACTTCAACAAACTATCCACCTTATAATCTTGTTCAAGTTAGTAATGTAGAATCACGACTTGAACTTGCACTTGCTGGATTTAAAAAAAAGGAAGTCTATGTCTACACTCAAGATGGTAAACTCTTCGTTGAAGGTCAGAAGGAAGATAAAGAAACGCAATCAAACTATCTCCACAAGGGTCTGGCTCAACGGTCATTTACACGTTCCTGGACGCTCTCTGATGATACGGAAGTTAGATCAGTTGATTTTGAGGATGGTCTTTTGACTATTACTCTTGGTAGAATTGTTCCTGATCACCATAAACGAAAAGATTATCTCTAAATAAAATAAAAAAATGAAAACTTTTCTCCAGTATCTTGAAGAATTAAAAATAATCGGATATAAGATGGCAAAACCTCATTTGGGGTTACCTAAAGGAAAAGCATATGCGAAGAGATCGTCTTCAAGTGCTGGTGGAAGTGGTGGTAATGGAAATGGGGACTAAATATAATTGAATATCGTCGGCGCTATGCCACGGGAGGTAACTGGCAAAATCCAGTTGACACCTCCCATTTTTATTGCTAAAATGATTAAAGGTATGGAGTAAAGATGACAATTAAACTTTTACTTTTAAAGTCAGGGGAAGATATTATTTCTGACATTAAAGAAATGGTTATTGGTGAAGATGAAGACCGTAGAGTGGTTGGATATTTTCTTAACAAACCGTGCTTAGTTAAGATGAGAGATCCAAGTCTTCTTGTCGAAGAAAGCACTGAAGAACAAAAGAAAGCAGCATATCAAGTTTCTCTCTATCCTTGGATGCCTCTCTCTAAAGACTCAGTTATTCCAGTTGCTGCTGATTGGGTAGTAACAATTGTAGAGCCTATTGTTAAACTTTCTGAAATGTACGTGGAGGACGTGTTATCTCGTGGAACAGAAAACGATCAAAATTCTAGCACTGCTGAACAATCAAATTCTGATAACTCAGATTGAAGAAGTTGGTGCTGATATTGGAGAACCCGATTGTAAACTTATTAATCCATTTGTGATAAAAAAGGAAAATGGATATGACCCAATATTAGAACCATTTCTTTGTGGTTATACAAAACAAAATACATTTATGATGAGTTCGGATAAGATTCTTACTCTTGCAGATCCGACACCAACCCTTCTTGAAAAATATGAGGATTTGATTAAAGAATGACACAAAGCTTTTATACTAATGTTCAATTGATTGGAAATCAATTTTTGGTTCGTGGAGTAGAGAATGGTAAAAGATTTGAAACGAGAGATGAGTTTTTTCCTACTCTCTTTGTAAAAACTAAAAGGGATTCTAAGTATAGAACATTAAGTGGTGAAGCAGTAGAACCAATTAATCCCGGAACTGTAAGGGATTGTCGTGAGTTTTATAAAAAATATGATGAAGTTGATGGATTTGAAATCTATGGAAATGATCGTTACATCTATCAATATATTTCAGAAAAATATCCAGAAGATGAAATCAAGTTTGATATCAGTAAAATCAAACTCGTAACTTTGGACATTGAGGTTGCTTCTGAGCAAGGATTCCCCGATGTTGAATCTTGTTCAGAAGAAATTCTTGCAATCACTATTCAGGATTATGCAACTAAAAAAATCATCACTTGGGGGTCTAAACCTTTTAAAAACACCCGCAGTGATGTAACATATCACCACTGTCCAAGTGAATATGAACTTTTAAACAACTTCATTCATTACTGGATGGTAGATGTTCCAGATGTAATTACTGGATGGAATATTCAGTTTTATGATATTCCTTATATCTGCAAAAGACTAAATCGTGTTCTTGGTGAAAAACTAATGAAACGAATGTCTAATTGGGGACTTGTGACTGAAGGTGAAGTTTTCATTAATGGAAGAAAACATACTACCTTTGATGTGGGTGGGTTGACTCAACTTGATTATCTTGATCTCTATAAGAAGTTTACTTATAAAGCACAGGAATCATATCGTCTTGACTACATTGCTGAAGTTGAACTTGGGCAAAAGAAACTGGATCACTCTGAGTTTGATACCTTTAAAGATTTCTACACTCAGGGTTGGCAAAAGTTTATTGAATATAACATCGTTGACGTAGAACTTGTTGACCGTTTGGAAGACAAGATGAAATTGATTGAACTTGCTTTGACGATGGCATATGACGCAAAAGTCAACTATGCTGATGTGTTTTATCAAGTTCGTATGTGGGACAACATCATTTACAACTACCTCAAAAAAAGAGATATTGTAATCCCACCAAAAAATAAATCTCAAAAGAATGAGAAGTATGCTGGTGCTTATGTAAAAGAACCCAAACCAGGTAAGTATGATTGGGTTGTTAACTTTGACTTAAACTCACTGTATCCTCACTTGATTATGGAGTTTAATATCAGTCCAGAAACTCTTGTTGATGAAAGACATCCAACGATTACTGTAGATAAGATTCTCAATCAAGAACTTACTTTTGAGATGTACAAGGACTATGCTGTCTGTGCAAATGGTGCAATGTTCCGTAAAGATGTTCGTGGATTTCTTCCCGAACTAATGGAAAAAATGTATCAGGATCGTGTCATCTTTAAAAATAAGATGATCGAAGCAAAGAAACAATACGAAAAGAAAAAGACGAAGGAACTTGAAAAGGAAATTGCTAGATGTAATAATATTCAAATGGCAAAAAAGATTTCTTTGAACTCTGCTTATGGTGCGATTGGTAATCAGTATTTTCGTTATTATAAACTTGAAAATGCTGAAGCAATCACCTTAAGTGGGCAAGTCGCAATTCGTTGGATTGAAAGTAAGATGAATGCTTACTTGAATAAACTTCTTAAAACAGATGATGTTGATTATGTTATTGCTTCAGATACTGACTCCATTTATCTTAATATGGGCCCTCTGGTTGAAACTGTATACAAGGGAAGAGAGAAAACTACTCAGGGCATTGTTTCGTTCCTTGATAAGATCTGTAAAGTGGAACTTGAAAAGTATATTGAAGGTTGCTACCAAGAATTGGCTTCGTATGTAAATGCTTATGACCAAAAGATGCAGATGAAACGAGAGAATATTGCTGATCGTGGAATCTGGACTGCCAAGAAACGATACATTCTGAATGTCTGGGATAGTGAAGGTGTTCGTTATGAAGAACCTAAACTCAAGATGATGGGCATAGAAGCAGTCAAATCGTCTACACCTGCACCTTGTCGCAAGATGATTAAGGATGCTCTTAAGTTGATGATGAGTGGAACTGAGGATGAAGTCATTGATTTCATTGAAAATTCACGAAAACAGTTTAAACAGCTTCCACCAGAACAGATTGCATTCCCAAGAACAGCATCTGATGTTCAAAAATATCAATCATCTTCGTCAATTTATGCAAAGGGAACACCAGTTCATATTCGTGGAGCACTTTTATTCAATTATTATATAAAAGAGAAAAAACTTACCAACAAGTATTCACTTATTAATAATGGTGAAAAGGTAAAGTTCATTTATTTAAAAAAACCAAATAGTATACACGAGAATATTATTTCCTTTATTCAGGAGTTTCCAAAAGAACTTAATCTTGACAAATACATTGATTATGACTTACAATTTGAGAAAAGTTTTGTAGAACCACTCAGAGCAATTCTTGATGCGATTGGGTGGAGTGTAGAAAAAACTGTAAACCTTGATTCCTTTTTTACCTAATGGATTTACCTATTAATGATGAAGAACTGAATACAATTATAAATGCAATGTCTCTTGGTGGAGATTCTGCATTATATCAAAAACTTAAACTTGTAAAAGAACTCAAAGAACAAGGTTTGCCTTATAAAAAAATACTTCGTGAAGAATACGGGATGGTGGTGTGATGGATTTTCTTAAAGATATTGTAAAAGAAATCGGTGATGACTTTACAAAGTTAGCATCCGATATTGATGAAACTGAGACTTATGTTGATACGGGTTCATACGTTTTTAATGCACTGGTTTCAGGTAGCATTTTTGGTGGTGTATCTGGGAATAAGATTACTGCTATTGCTGGAGAGTCTTCTACTGGAAAGACTTTTTTCTCTCTCGCAGTGGTTAAGAACTTTCTTGATACTCATCCCGATGGTTACTGTCTCTACTTTGACACTGAGGCTGCTATCACTAAATCACTTAT